TTACCAATTGAGCGTAGCCTTTTGCGGTATAAGGATCTGAGCCAAGGTCTGCATTGCATGTGCCGGATGTGTATGCGTACATATTGCACCGGACAAGGAAAGGCAATGCACCGTCTGACATATCTTCCGAGCCGTAAGTGTCAACATTGAAATCATCGGCGCTTGAGAACGATCGTATAGTAGTCCACGTTGAGCCGCCATCGGTTGACTTCTCTACGCGTATTTTCCCGGTCCATGTTCCGTGCGTGATAAGACGCCACGTTCCACCGCACGATATTGATGTTCCTGTCGTTGCGCTTCCGAATGCGGTAGAGACAGTCTGCCCTTGTATCTCATGGATAAGTTCCATGAGCCCTCCGGCATGGGTAGGAAAGAAATAATTTGCGCTTGCTACGAGCGTCGTATTCCCGGATGTAGCCAATACGCGCATGGTAAATGTAGTATCATCATTCGATAGAAGAAGCGGTCCGTAAAGGAAATCATAAGTGCTCATTTCCCACGTTGTGTCATATATCCTCGCCAATTCTCTTGGGGCATAATCAGGATGCGCTAGGAACAGCACATCGGCAGATTGAGCGACTCGTATGTAGGGGAGATCTTCTTCAGCGTATGGAGTAGGCACCTCTACTACAGACTGCTCTACCCAATCGCCGGCTAACAGATCAGCGGCAAACGAAGTGCTTGAGGTATGGTCCTGTTGGCAGTAGTAAATCGTAGAGTTTGTATATATGAAATCGCCCAATGAATAGAGCGTGGAAGTAACCCATTTATTGATATCGATCTCCCACTTTGAAGCGGCAAGATCGGTTGAAAATGTTCCCGAGGTATGGGCAATAAGGCAACGATAGATTATGTCATTCGTATTTATGATGTCGTTTACTGCGTAAGTTACTGTAGTCGCCCATGCGTCACCGGCTATTTTCTCAAGAGGAGCTCCGTTATAATACACGCGCACATAGTAATCGCCAAATTCAAGCACATAGTTTTCATCGCTTGCGAATTGGAAATCAATTACCCTGACTTTCTCGTTGTTGTTTTTGGCGGCGGCTATCTTGTACGTTCCCGGCCTGTTGGAAATACCGCCATGCGGATGGACAAAGAAATTGCGGAGCGTTCGGGCTCCTGTGGCGTACTTCTGAATATCGACTCTCGCATAAAGGCTCGGAGCGAATTCTCCACCGGAGAAACTCGGTTTTATCGTATGTATGGGCATGTGTTATCCGTTCGGATGTCTGTTGCTTGCGTCATAATGGTCCTCTGTGAGTGAAGAAGGCCCTTCGCGCGCGTCAACGAATGCCGAAGATTGCTCGACTGCGACTTTTTCTTCGTACGAGCTCAGCCTGTCAGCTTCGCTTATCAGCGCAAGATAGATCTTCATCATGCTCTCAGCAAGTTTATCATCCCCGGTCAATGGCTTTGCCATTCGTGCCGCTAACAGATAACTTAATGCCATGCTAAATGCCGAATCGAATAACTCGGGAGTATCAAGGTCTACTGCATACTCTCCGATTGCGTTCGATATATTCGTCAATAATACTTTTACTCCGTTCACCGGATCGTAGACTTCCCTGAAATCCTGTTTCCTGTCTTTCTGATTGTAGTAGATCGCCCACATGATAAGGCAATCGCTCGGATATTGATAAGCATAACTCCAATCATTCGCTACGATCGTGTAATTGGAAGTGCTCAAGCTTACGATAACAGTTGAGAACGGCCACTTGGAACCACGCAATACTTCCTGTCTGCATAATCCCCATCGCCTCGTTGCTTCCTGTGCCGCCGGAGAAGCCTCTGCCATTGATGTTATCGGGAATACTGAAATATGCCCTAATGCCGCATTTACTATTTCCAATTGGCTTGCCATTTTCTCTCCTTTTAGTAGAGGAGGCGCCCCGGGAGAAGCGCCCCCTCACTCGTTGCGACTACATCACTTTATCTACTGTCACCTGTGGATCTTTCACGAGATGGCAAGAGATTGCACCGCTACTTGCACCGGCCGCTAAAGTATAGCTTGCACGGATATAGCGATACGGATTTGCACCCAACATTCCTGTCATTACGCTTGCCGGCAGTTTCAGCATAAGCGGAATAGCTTTTGCAGAAAGATCTCCGACTTGCTTTAGGATCTGCACCACAGTCAATGCTGTTGCGAATGCAGTATCCTGAGCGATCTGAATTGCGAGAGTAACGCTCGATGTGGTCGTGACGCCGAAGGCAGTCGTAACCATGAATCGTGCGTATACCTCATCATCAGCCGCCCAACCGGCTTTGATGGCATCGATATAATTCGTCGATGTCGTCGATCCGGTAAGCGCTTGCGCGCTACTGAGGGTTAATTCATAATCAATGTACATTCTTAAATCCTCCTATTAGGTTAAAATGCTATTAAGTTGACGTTGTTACTTCAAGTTCGGTGTTGAGAATTGAATCCAACCTACGAACAGGAACACCCATGAAATTGAGCGTTGGCCTTGAAATGCTCGGGCCTTGCAGATTTTCAAGAGTGATGAAGGCGTTTGACTTCGATAGCATCTTAACGCGGAGCATCGCGCGTACTCTTTGGTTGCAGTAGAACACAGGCCTGATATTACCCGCCGGTGGAAGCTTATCAAGTGCCATTGACATGTACTTGATAATGTTAGCGGATGTATCGGTTGTGTCGCCGGCTGTTTCCAATGCGGCAATGTCGATGTTTGCAATACGCACAACAAAGCGCCAATCCCTTACTGCCAAGCCCACTTTCCATTGGTAGTGAGTCCTGTATGCCTGATACCGACCGGCACCCGGGAACGACTGACCATCATAGATAGTCTGTTCGCCAAGATCGTTTATTGACAATCCGGCTTTCGATCCTTTCGGGAAAATACCGTGAATAGTATCATTGGACCAACCGACAAGCCAAATGGATGTCGAGTTAGTGCCACCGCCGGCGTCAATGACGTTACCGGCAGTCGCGGATGTTGATCCGTCGCCTGTCTGATAATATCGTGCTGACAAACCGACAAACTGTTCGGGGTTGGTAGATGTATCGCCGTATATAAGCGCGGTACCTAATGCTTGGTTCATTCCTTCGATTACTGCGCGGTCCTCTGAAAGCCTCCATGCCGCGGTGTTGCCGTTGAGCATGGCGAGGTCTTTGTCGATTTCCGAATACGCTTCCATCATACCGCATGTCTCGATGATCTGAGATGTGGTAGATTTTACAGGCTGAACACCACGATTGATCAATCTCCATGTTGGAGCCGGGATTGACGTGCGGATCGTAGTCTTGTGGCCTGTGGGCAAATTGCCTTCAATGAAGGGAATATCATCGAGGATCTCGTTATACTGCGTCAAGATCTCCGCAACCATGGCAATTTTGCCGTCGGGATCCATCCTTCGACCTACATCAAGAAGGGTGGGCCAATAAATATCTAATGCTCCCATAGTTTAGTTCCTCCGTTATTGTTGTTGTTGCATGCTTGGGTAAAGCTTTGCGGCCGCATCTTCCATGCCTAACGCGGACCGTTTATCGTTTACTAACTTCTCTTCGCTGAACAGCCGGCCTATCTTCGCCATGTCAAAGATAAAACTTTTGAGATTGCCGATGCCTGACGCATTGAGCGCCTCGATCGTATCCTCAGAAAGCATTGCCTTAACCTTGGCGACGTATGCCAATTCTGCCTTTGCGTTTGCCCCTAAAGCTTTCATCGTCTCTTTGGTGTTCTCTTCGTTGAATTGTTTCAGGAGCGCTTCATTCTTGGCTGACTCTTGCTCGGCTATCTCCTTATGCAAGTCGATAATGCCTTGCGCCTGTGCATTGGTGAATCCGAGTTTCTTAAAGGCTGTCGAAAACCGCTCTTCAAGCTGTACACCTTCCGGAAGCTTGACGTCGTATTTCTCCGGCACTCCTTTTTGCTTCTCTTCCATCAGCCGTTTCTCTTCTGCTTCTTTCTGCGCCTTGACGAGTTCAGCCCTCTTAGTCTTTTCTTCAGGCTTGAGAGTGCTTTCATCTGCTTCAAGGATCCTCTTGTTCTCAGCTTCCTGAGCGGCCTTTTCTTCGGCGCCGGCAGTATCGAGTACGCTTTCGCCCTCGCTGACTACCGGTGAGTCTGAGTTCTCTAATATTGTAGAATCGTTCTCGGCTTCGTTTGGATTTTCAGCCGGGTTGACATTATTTTCAGGCATTTTCTTCCTCCTCGTTCTCGTTCTTCTTCTTTTCGTTCTGCTTGCTTTTCAGTTCTGAAACATATTCCTGTTGCATCTTGGCATAAGCGAAGGTATCTGCCTCATTGAGGTCAGCTAACAACGCAAGCCCTATATCTCTACGGCCTTCATTGAAAGCCGTTTGCATGGAATTGAGAGTAAATGAAGCTTTGTATATACTGCACTCAGAAAGGATCTTCCACACGAAACGCCTTCCTTCCGGTGTCTTGATAATCTTTCTGAGGTCATCGATATCCCTGTCATGCTTACGGAGAAAATCCTTTCTCTGATCCCTGTTCTTCTTCTTGATGTCGTCGTCGTAGAAACTCATCCCTTTTTATGTTTGAAATACTCTATCTGTTTGAGACGTGCGACTGCCGCGCCTCGTGATTTATACACCCGGCTCAGACGCTTTGTTCCGGTATGATTGACTACAACATAACCACCGCTTACTTTGCGTATCATTGCGGACCTCCGGTTACTGCTGAGAGCGTAGCATCGAGAGCGCTGTTCTTTCCGATTTCTGTTTCGCTCATCTTCTTTGCCGCGCTTGCGCCCTGATCCATTGCTTTTGAAGCCATGAGCGCCTGTTGTGCCTGTGCCTGTTGTGCCGCCATCTGACGTTTGATCGCCCTGAGCTGATCTCTCATCTCCGGAGAATTCATCGTCTTTGTCGGTATCCCAAGCATGTTGGCGTATTGCTGTATCTGTTCGTCAAAGTTTATATTGTCAAGGACCTCTGCCTGTCCGAATTGCAATTGTGTTGAAGCAAGCTGTTGTGCGAATGCGAGGACCTGTTGCATTGCTGTCGTTCCTACCATCTTCTGCGCCTGTGCAAGGATTGAGATATAGCGCACTTTGAGATCCAAGCCCTGTATCTCTTTCGGCGGATCCATTATCAATCCCCGGGCAAGCATGATGTTGAATGTGCGTTCGATAAGAGGATTAAGCAGTTCTGACTCCAAGCGCTCAAGCACCGGGCCGAGGATAGAAAGCTTCTCAGATTGGCGCTCGATAATCTCTGTTGCCGTCACTTGTCCTCTGCGTTCTGCGTCAATGAGCATAAGAAAGAGATTTGCAAAGCTTTTCTCCTTGATTGCCATCTGTGTGCGCTCTATCGTTGCCTCGATTGCATTGAGGTCCGGGTTTACTTGATATGCCGGCTTGACTCCTGAGTTCGGTAGCATTGCCGAGAATCTTGTCACACCACCGGGCACCATGTTTGCTTCACCGACTACTGAAGCATCTACCTGTACCGGCGGATTGGTCACTTTGTCCAATGCGATAAGCTTGTTGATCTGAAGCTTCTGCAACATCTTGACATCACCGAGCATCTTCCATCCCGGCGATCTGCCGTAAGTGTCAGCCGTTGTCGTTGTCTGCCATCGGGGGCAAAGGAGAGGGAATTCATTGAATCCGCCGATACGCAGATACTTCGTGGGCATTGCGCTGTCCTCCCAATAACATGAGCGGTACATCATATTGCGCCAATCCCTGTATCCTTCAACGCGCTTGTCATTCTCTTCGATTAAAAGATTGACTTTCACCCATGTATCAGGCTGATTGTTCTTGAATGCAGTTAATACTTGCGCTGATACGTTTGCTTCGCCGAATTCCTTGATCAATTGCCCGGCAGTCATCCAAAAGGGGCGGTAGAATGTATTGACTCTTCCATCGGGCCCTGTCGCAAGATAGTATTCGCCGATCGTGTATACTCGCATGCGTATGATATCTTCAGGATCCTCTTCAAGGAGCGCGCATGCCGTACCGAATCCGCCTATCTCTTCATAGATTGAATGCAGTCCGCCGTATATGTTTGACTTAGCGAACGCACTCTGAATCCTTAATTGCGTATCATCAAGCCATGCTGAGACGCTTGCGATCCTGTTTAAGTCATCATCATCGAGTTCAAGCTTAAACCACGGCCGGGAAGGAGACGTAAGCCCGGACACCATGCCTGATGCAAGCGTTGATATTGCCTGTTCGCCTGTTGAGTCAACAACCTTCTTGTGGTCAATTGTCTTGCCTACGTTAGGCCTTGTCTCGTAGAAGAATCCGCGCGTGGGCAGAATGTATTGCGAAAGATCCTTCCAAGCCGGATACCACAGATTGCCTTCGTTTTTGAGTGCTCCGGCTCTCTTGACGAACGGCCACCGGTCTATGCTTGTCGTCTCTTTCTTAGATTGCTCTGTCTTTAAGTCTGAAAATATTGTAGGCATTACGCTCCTAATGTTTTCTTGCCTTCGCCTTGATTAAGATCGGAGCCTGTACCGATGACTCCGGCCGGAGTTGTCCTTATCGTGCTTAATATCCCTTGTCTGAGTCTCTTCACTCTCTGTGCGCGCTGACTCTCAGTTGTTACAGGTTCCACGTTCGCCGGCATTGGCACCGGTGATGGAGCCGGAGTAGGCGGCAGTTCGGGCGTCTTTGGTGATCCTCCAAAACACATGGCTTGTCTCCTTTAGGTTATGACTTCTTTATTTTTATATTGGGCTATAATCGTTTTGCCCGGCCACAAATTCTACATTGCCTCTGTTTATGACAACAGTATCCTGATCGATACGCTGATTCTTCCATTGGTTCTTCGGCACTACAGGGAATGCGAAGGTGAGCGCAAGACAGTCTGCCCGGTTCGGAGACTCAAGTCCGCGCTTCTTCATGTCCTCTTTCGCTTCAAGGATAATCTTTCCGGCATGCGGTCCTGTTGCCTTGATGTAATACTCAGGGCCTGTAAGCTGAGCGCATAGCACCGGATCATCGGGTATGCAACCCCCCTCATCGAGCCACTTCTTTGCCGATCCCCACATCTCTGCGCGCTTGTTTACATAGCCAACATCTGCGGAAGCCGCACCGAACGGCACGAGTATCCACCGCCTGTTCTGTTGCTTGCCGGCTGAGTATATGCCTGTGCCATAACCAAAATCTATGAATACCGCGTCTGCCTGTTCCTGATCCTCAAACTTAGCAATGTAACCGGCCATCTGAAAGTCATCATCATTGCGCGCGTACTTTGCGAGGATACGGAATACGTTGCCCTGTCGCAATCCTATGACTATCTCGTCTCCGCCTGTCCATGCCGGCTCGACTGCTATTACCTTTGGAGCGAAATTATAATCCTTTTCAGGGATGTGCTTGCCCCGGGCCTTGTTGACATAGCTTTGCGGAATGAATTGCCTGTCTGATACGTTCGGGAATTCTCCGAGAACGTGGACCTTTACGAAATCTGACTCGATGCCGTAATCATCGATCCATTGCTGAATCTCGCGCTTGTTGGTAAGCTTTGAAGTGCGCGAATCAATCTGTTTTGTAAACCATCTCTTGCGGCTGAGATTGAAACATCCGTGGAATTTCCCTTCATTGCGCGTAGGGTTGCCGAATACGCACCAAATGATCTGCGTGTCCTCGTCTGTTAATGCTCCTTCTGTTGTCTCCCAAATGATATCCGGGATCGCTGAGGACTCGTCAAAGATGATAAGGATGCGTTTGCCCTTGTTATGCAAGCCGGCGAATGCTTCAGGCCGGGTTTCGTTCCATGGCACCTGATCAATGCGCCACGTTTTCTCATGCCCCGGCTGATTGGAAAATATTGATGTTGCGGTTAATGTGAAGAGATGCCTTCCGATGAACATGTTGTACCACTTGGAAAGCTCTGCCCATGATTTGATTTTTAACTGCGTCTCTGTGTTTGATGTGATAACGCCTTTTGTATCTTCAAATGTCGCCAATGCCCATAAGATAAGCCACGCGGCAAGCCCTGACTTGCCTACACCATTGCCGGATGCGACTGCGATCCTGATTGCCTCTGTTGCAGTCAATACGCCTTGAGAGACTTGCTGTAATATCTCCTTCTGCCAAACATCGGGCCCATCCGGGAATTCTGCCAACTCTCCTGATCCCCACGGAAACGAGTACATAACAAAACGCAGAGGATCATCTGACATCCTTCCAAAATCGACTGCGATCTGCTTGTTTAACTCGATATCAGTTAGTAGAGAATTCTCCAAGCCGGCTCCTTTCGCGCGCTGTCTTTAGTTCCTGTGCAAAATTGATATTGAAATTGACTTCCTTCTTTTCTCTCCACTCTTCCGGGCATCTCGTCGAGAGCCAATACTTCTGAGCATCAACATCCGGATAAATGTATTTCGTGTACACTTTTACTTTGTATTGAGGCATCGCTTTTATTTCTGAAATCTCCTCTTTGCTCGCTTTTATTGCAATCCCCGGTTTGATTTGTTCATAATGCACTTCATCATACGAAAACCCGACTG